ACGACTTGCGAATCTCTTGTTCAGATAGTTTATTCAGTGGTAGAGCAATACCTTCAATCTTTGTAGAGTTTACACCATCTTCGCCATATACGAATTGTACAATACGTCCACTCGCATCACGAACCGTACCGTCGTTATGGGTAATTAAATCTTCCATAGCCTTTATAAGTTGCCGTTGAGTATATCCAGTATCCGCGGTTTTTACAGCCGTATCAATAAGACCTTCACGACCTGACATGGAGTGAAAGAAGAATTCTTGAGGAGTGAGTCCACGTAAGAATGAACCTTCTACGAATCCACGAGCTTCGGCACCATCGTCAAACATCTTGTAGTGAGGTAGTGTGCGATCCGTAAAACCATAGGGAATACGACGACCTTCAGGAGCTTGTTGGCCTACACAAGCAATCATTTGAGCTACGTTTGTACCATCACCTTTGGAACCTGAACGTACCATAGCCATAAGACGATTTTCATCCGATAAGCTTTCTACACCAATCTTACCAGAGTCTACTGTCGCCTTGTTAAGAATGCCAATTGTCTTCGCTTCAAATTCTTCTTGATTGGACTTACCACTGTTATTGGTGAATAAGTCCATGTGTACTTGTAACATCATATCGTCTACTTCCTTCTTCTTTTTCATAATCGTTTCTTCCATTTTCTTGCGAGTATCTTCATCGGCAATTAAATCGCTAATGCCTACACTAAATCCTTTCATAATCAGATAGATTTCCACCATGCTTTGTAGGCCGTCCATAAAGTCTACAGTATCTTTGGGACCATAGTCATTATAGATGGTATGAATAATACCTTTACCAGCCTTGTTAAATATACCCTTGTCAAGGACACCTTGTTCAAAGTTTCCTTCACGGATAAGGACTCGGTTATAATCTTGAGGAGTTGATTCATACATACTGTTATCCATTTGAATGTTAATAGGAGGAAATAAGGTTCCAATAATCTGTTGACCCGTGTAGCGAGGAGCACCTGAAACAGGATCCTTACCTTTTGCAACAGGGATTGTCTTAAATCTGCGATTCTTCATCATCATGTTCATAAACTCACGACGCGTAAATAAGTTATTGGGACGCGTGGCAAGATAGGCACCAGCAAGAGCATCTTGTACAATACCAATTACAGGAGTCGCATCACGAGGACGAATAATTTGCATAGGTACTGCAGCAATTTCTTGTAGTTCGGCAGTGGCTTCATAGCTTTGCGGAATATGGGCATTCATTTCATCACCGTCAAAATCAGCATTATAAGGACGTACTACTTGAACGTTAAGGCGGAATGTATTGTAGGGTAGTACACGAACACGATGACCCATCATAGACATTCTGTGCAGAGTAGGTTGACGATTGAAAAGGATAATGTCGTCATCCATTAAGTGGCGATTTACGGTGTCGCCATTGTACAGCACAACTTCTTTGGTATTTACGTGCTTGAGACTAATCATGCGACCATCCTTACGTACAATACTCTTGGCACCAGGAAATACGTCGGCACCATTTTGGACATACTTGTATAGACGATCACGATTATAGTTTGTTACTTTTTCAGGACGAGTTAGATTCATAGCAATCTTCATAGGTACACCAACTTCGGCAATACTAATATTAGGATCACCTGTAATTACGGAACGAGCAGATTGTTCCACACGCTTACCTTGAATATTGTAGCGTACACGACCTTCCTTGCTACCAATACGCTGTTGTAGGGACTTTAATGGACGACCACCACGTTGAGCAGAAGGAGCAACACCAGGAATCTTGTTATCAACAAGAGTGGCAATGTGGTATTGTAGAAGGGTTGTATATTCATCAATCATATTACGATTACCATTTTTCGTGATTTGTTCTTGTAGTTTTTTGTTAACTTTAATGATTTCAAATAGCTTGTGCGTCAAGTCATCTTCAGAGCGTTGGTTATTGTCTTGTACAACTGAGGGACGTACTTGAGGAGGAGGAATGGGTAGTACGGTACAGATCATCCAATCAGGACGGCACCAGAAGCGACTTAGGCCGATAAAATCTACATCTTCGTCAAGGATTTGGCGAAAGAGTCGTAGTACAAATTCCACTTCAAGGGGTTGCTTGACAGAGTTCTTTGAACTCGTTTCAGTATCAGGAGCATCCCACTCGGCAACAATGCGAGCAATACCTTCAATGTGAAAGGTTCGCGGTAGAAGGGTACCACAACCATCCTCGGTTTCTTGACCACAACGTTGAACCTTGCTACAGGCTTCGAGTACGGCCTTCCAGCGAGATTCACCATGGCGTTTAAGGACACGTGCATGATTAGCCTTGTCGATGAGGAGTTTTCCACAACGAATACAGATACAGCGAAGTATGTTACGAATACGGTCGAGGAATTGAATAAAGTATACGGGTCGAGCAAGGCGATAGTGGCCAAAGTGTCCGGGACATCCATGATTTGTTTGACCACAAGAGCGACAGTTCTTACCATTATCTAAGACACCCATACGAGGGTCGAAAAGACCACCAATCTTCGGTTCGGTTCCATCATACGTTGCTTGACTAATTACTTCGACAACTGAGCGTTTTACGATTTCATCAGGACTAAATATACCGAATTGGATACCTACAATGGATTCTAGATCAGAAGTAGGTTGATAAAAGCCAGCTGGCATCTACTACTACTCTAAGTAGTTAACTGTATCATTAAGTAGTGAATGTTTACCAATCAATTTTTAGTAAGGCTTCTTTAAACCTTTGTGTAAATGATAGAATATTAAAGATGTAGATCTATATCTTTATAGATATACAATGACTGATACAATTATTGAATTATCAGATATAGAAAATCCAATTACATACAAGGGAACTTTAGTAACATCTCATATATCTAAGCTTCAAAATTGGTGTATTCTTGATACTCAAGAAGAAGGTGAACTTTTATTTATAGATAATCAACTACAAAGTTCTAAGAAAGATGAGTATATCTATCATGAATCCTTTGTCCATTCTCTTATGATAGGTTGCCCTGAACCTAAAAAAGTTCTTATTCTAGGTGGTGGAGAAGGATGTGTAATTCGTGAAGTTTTAAAATGGCCTAGTATAGAATCTATCACTCAAGTAGATTGGGATAGTTCACTAGTAAGTTACTTTCATGGATATGGTGGATCCTGGAATGATTATAGTTATATAGATAAACGGGTCAAAGTTGTAATAAGTGATGCTCTTGTTTGGCTAGAATCTCAAACTGAAAGATTTGACTGTATTTTCATAGACTTACTAGATCCACAAGAGAATCATATAACAGATTATTTCATTAAATTACTAAAATCCTGTAAGAACCATCTTACAGAAAATGGTTCTCTTACAATAAATGCAGGTTCTGCTAAAAAACAAGGCTTTTCTTTACCGAAAGAAATAGTAAATTTATTTTCTGATAGTCTACACTTATTTCAAGCAATTCATATAGATGTGCCTAGTTTTAAAGAAGAATGGGTGTTTTTACAAGTGACTTCAAGACTATGGAACTACTATCTACATACGACCATTCTACCGAATAATCTACGTTATTTTTCAATCGAAAAGCTTATAACTAGCCTACAATGGAATGATAATTATACAGTCTTAAAAGATTTTTGGAAACATAAATAATTCAAATAATCCTAAAAATTGACTCGAAATTTTCTAGTAAAAATACTAGAAATCAGAGATAATTATGTACACTCTACAACTCTTTCCTGCAGATGATGTATTTGATAAGTATACTAAGATGATGGGTGGAACAAACATTGTTCGTAATAATGAGAATGCTGGTGTAGATATGTACTGTAATACTCGTACAACGTGTCGAATGGAAAGTGTAACGCTTCTTGACCTAGGAGTCAAGTCACGTATGCTAGGTCCTAATGGCCTACCGTGCCATTTCTGGCTTGCTCCTCGTAGTAGTATCTGGAAGAATGGAGTTGTACAAGCAAACTCAATTGGAATTATTGATAGTAGCTACCGTGGAAAGCTCATGGGTGCAGTCATGCCGATTCAGAATCAATTTGTAACGATTGAGGAAGGTTCACGACTATTTCAAGTTCTTGCCCCTGACATGGGACATATTTCCAAGGTAGAAATCCTACGTGAATCTGAACTAGATACTACTAGCCGTGGTGATGGTGGCTTTGGTTCAACAGGTCTATAACTAATCCTTACTAGTTTAGTTATAGAGTAAAATATAAAATTGATAAATATTTTTACTTTATAAAGTATTATAAAGTAAATGGAAGAGTCTATGAAAAAAGGGACAATTTATGTATTTAGAAATCCTATGTTTCGTGATGATACTATATGTAAAGTAGGATATACAGACAGACATGTACAGGAAAGACTCTCAGAAGCTAATAAAGGAACATATTCTTTACCTGAATGGAAGGTAGAACTTGCAAAGGAAGTTAATACTGCAAGTATAAATGAGAAAAATATTCATAAAGTATTAATGGCTTTGAATATGCGTATGTATCCTAATAAGGAATTCTTTAATGCTCAGCGTGATGTTATTAAATCAATATTTGATTTAATTCCAGGAACATATTATACATTGAATGATCCTCTTCCTTCTGAAAAAATGGTTGATAATGATATCAATGAATTAGTAAGAAATATTGAACAAAATGAAGAATCTGAAGAATCTGAAGAATCTGAAGAATTTGAAGAATCAAGTAGATCAGATAAAAGAACTATGAGAGATTATCTAGTACCAAATATGAAGATCAGACATCGTTCAGGAAAAACAGATACTGATGAATGGATTGGACACTATGATTATGATAATAATGTAATTATTTATAATGGTAAAACATACAATAGCCCAACTGCATTTGCTAAACAACATACTGCGGAAATTACGGGGTCTACAGGTAATCGCAGTGGATGGAATGAATGTTCTGGTTTAACACAAGATGGAACTTGGAAAGTCTTAAAAAAATTACCTAAACTTCCAAGCCATACATAGGTTGTATAATAAAAATTGAAATACTATTTTATTATACGAAAAATAAACAATGGGCGACTTTATGCCAGGCTACATAGCAACAATGGGTAACTCTAGGTTCAAGAGACTAGAATATAAGATTATTATTATTGGGCAAGATAATGGTTTTATCTATGGAAAATACAAAACTAAGGAGGACTTTATGAATAGAATTGATAAACGCCGTAATACTTTTATTACTATGATGTGCTATTATAAACGACCGATTGTATTTACAGAATATGAAATGAAAATGGCGTGGAAGTATAATATCTATCCTATTTCTGAAAGTCAGGTGCATAAAGCTCTTACAATGGACCTTACTGATTAATAAAATTGATTTGTATTTTTTATGTATAAATATACAAGGAAGCATGGGACAATACTACAAGGCATTAATTCTTGCTGAGAAAACAGATAATAAGGAGTTTATTCGAGCATCTCTTGATGCTGGAAACTACCAAGAAGGTATGAAACTTATTGAACATTCCTATATTGAAAATCCGTTTGTATCTGCAGTTGAATATCTTCTCAGTCCAAAGGGAATGTTTTACAAGAGCCGTATTGTTTGGGCAGGTGATTATGCGGAGAATGAACCCTACTCTGACAAAAATCTTTATACAATGGATACTAATGAAATGGATTATATTCCTAAACTACCACCTTCTTATATTGAAATTGTCAATCAGTATTCCTATATTCTAAACCATTCTAAGAAGATGTATATAACAAAAAAAGACAAGGTCATTCATCCTCTTCCTCTCTTAACTGCTGAAGGAAATGGAAATGGCGGTGGTGACTATTATGGTGAAAACAAAAATATTGTTGGTACTTGGGCTCGTGATGTTATTTCAATTTCAGATACTGTCCCCGAAGGCTTTACTGAACTCAAGTGTGTGTTTATGGATTAGAAATACTTCACATCCTTCAAACAATATATATTAGAACCACCACCATATGAAATAGCACTCTGTAGACACTCCTTAATATAGTCCATTTCCTCTAGCATACTACGTTGCTTGAGTGGAAGAAGTTTTTTCGTTCCTTCAATGCGTCCCTTCTTTCCACTCTGAAATGCAGAAGCACTTCCCCAAAACTCCTTATATAGTACACCATCGGTTCCACGAATTGTTGAACCAGGAGAGTCAGTGAGTGCAGAAAACATGCCCCCTACCATGACAATATCTGCACCGAGTACAAGCGATTTGGATATATCTCCAGGGTCCTTGATACCACCATCGGCAACAATGAGTGTATGAACAGTCGTACGAGCCTTTGCACACTCACTAACACTATAGGCTTGTGTATTGCGACTACCGAATCCAGTAGCGTTATACGTGGTGCATGCAGATCCAGGACCAATTCCCACTTTGATGGCATTTGCACCCCATGACTCAAGATCACGCACGGCTTCAGGAGTACTTACATTTCCAGCAATAATAAAGGGTAGCTTAGTAAACTTACTCTTAATCCAAGTTAGAATCTTTTCCATTTTTACACTGTGTCCGTGGGCAATATCAATCGTAATATAGTCAGGGACCAGGTCAAGATCATACAGCTTTGTCATAAGTTCATATGAGTCTTGATTCACTCCAATGGAAATACTAGAAATTAGTCTAAGTTCCTTCATTTTCTTGCAAAATTCAATGGTATTTGTGGTGAAACGGTTATGAATATAGAAGTATCCAGCCTTTGCAAGTTTAATGGCAATTTCGTCGTTAATTACACACTCCATATTTGCAGGAACTACTGGAAGAAGGAATAGATGACCACCAAACGCAATCGAAGTATCGCATTCACTACGTGAGTCTACAATACACTTACGAGGAATAAGGTTAATGTCAGAAAAGTCGAAGCGTTGATGACTCATTTTGGTTTATTGGTTAAGTATTTTCAGTTGTCAATTTTTAGACTAGCCAAAACCCTAAAACAACGCCACTAACTCATTCTTCTTGCTATAATTTTCCATAACATACCATTTTTTCTTAGAAACGTCCCACTTAGCTCCGAGTTGTTTCGCTTCGTCTTTTCTTGCAAAGGGTACATTCAAGTAGATCTTTGCATAGGGACAAGCCTCTACACCAACAGCCTTATTTGCCAATAAGTCTGCACCATTATTTCCTAGTGAGTGCACATCACTCTTACCTGTATGTGCCATGACGTGCAAGAAGTTCACTCCACGTAGATCTTTATATAACAGAAAGACTTGTTTCACTAATTCAAGATTAGGAATTGGTTTCTTCCAGCCTTCTTTAAAACATCTTTGACCATAGGTTGTCACACAACGAATGGCATATTCAGAATCAGAAACAATGGTTATTTTTTTCCCAGCTTCTAAGTCACCGCGTATAATAGGATAGACTTTAAGAATTGCGGTTAACTCGGCAGTATTATTTGATTGTTTTCCTTGTACACGCTCAGATACATTTCGTGGATCGTTTTCACCAAAGTAGATGCCGATTCCAGCCTTTGCATCTACTCGTCCATTACTTATACATGAACCGTCTGTATATACATAGTAGTCAGAATCACAACTAGAAAACATATTTTCAAAAATAAATACATCAGCTTCTTCTCTAGTATCAAAACTTTTAAACTTGGCTCCACTATACCCCTGTGTACGTTCTAAACACTCATCCCAAGTAGTGACTACACCAACTTCCCTACCCTTTGCTATAGCATAGTATGGCATAACAACTCTCTCTCTATAATATACAGATTTCTAGTTTAGACGTTATAAAATTGAAAGTATATAATAAACAGTAATAATATAAAATCTACAAAATGGACTATGTATACAATTTCATCAAGCAAGCCTTCACAACAAAAATAACAACACTAGAAGATTTTGACAGTGCTGGCTGCATCTTTACAAATAATAGACATGTTCTTGGTGGATATCAAGCATTCAAACGACAAGCATTTATAAGTGGAATTGGTGGAAGAAGAGAAAAAGATGAATCGTATATTCATACAGCCTTGCGTGAACTTATTGAAGAACTCTTTGAGATTGATGCGGAAGATAAGATAATTCAACTACTGAGTGAACGTATAAAACCCAAGTCGATACATTTTCAAGGTAGGTATATTCTTCTAGAATATACTTTCGATGATCTAAATAGTATCTTAATCTATCTCCATGAACATTCATATTCTAATCGTGCTCTATATACGACCTTTCCTATAAGTATTAGTGAACTAATCTTCAATCGTAAGTCATATAATGGTGAAATCAAACAGCTTGTTCTACTACCATTAGAAAAAAATATTGAAATAGATCCATTATTTATCTCAGATATTAATCTTCTAAAGTCTTGAGGAGGTGTTTCTGTTCCAAGTAATGAGAACGACAAAGAGGCATATAGGTTTCAGGACCACCGACACATACTTGTTCTTTTTTTGAAACCTTGCAAAATGTAAACAAGGCTTCACTACCATCACCACACATCTTACAGAATGCCGTTAATTTAAACACGTCGTCAGCAAGAGGAATACAATCGAGAATTTGACCAAATGGTTTGCGTTCTGCATCACCATCAAGACCAAATAAGACTACTTTTTTCTTGTACTTCTCAACAGCCAAAAGTACAAATTCTTTCAAGTCAGGAAAGAATTGGGCTTCATCAATTAATAAAATATTAGATTTTTCAAAATCAGGGCTCTGAAGAAAGTCCATTAACTTACTCCACCGATAGCAAGGAATTTTAAGAGAATCGTGGTTCCAGAGAAATTGTTCACTACTGTAACGTATATCTGCAGAATGACTTATAAGATAGACATTGATTCCGATACTTGCATACCGATTAACAATACGAATAATTGTACTACTTTTTCCAGCAAACATAGGACCAAGATATATTTGAAGATTCATTTTTATATTAAACCTTATATTAATTTCTATATTAATTTCTATATTATTTTTATTTCATCAAATTTATTTTACAATACCACATTTGGAGCATATTTTATATCGTATTGGAAGTCCCATATAAGATGCTCTTATAGGAGAGAAAATATGATTACAGTAAAATTGTTTAATAACCTAGTTTTTCATACCCCGATCATTTAAGAGCTTACAAAATTCTTGTATTTGTTGTTCTTGAAAGGGTTTTTCTGGTTTATAAGCTTGAATAGGAAAACAATATGTAATTGAGGAGGGTTTCATATATTATTGTTGAAGGGATTCAAATACCCGCTTTTGTTCTTCATGATCAAGAGGTCTCTACATCGGACGTATCATAACAATTTATTATCTATTATTAGATAAATATGGATAATGTTGGAAATTTATCAAGAAAAATAGATTTGAAAAAAATAAATATGTTAGGAGCTAATGGGGTTCAAGGAGCTACTGGGGTATTTGCACCTTATACAAGAATAACTACTAGTAATATTTCTATTGGAGTTAATGCGGGAAATAATAATCAAAATAATTTTGCAATAGCTATTGGAAATGATGCTGGTAGTAATAATCAAGGAATAAATTCAATTGCAATTGGAATTTCTGCAGGTGAAATTCAACAAGGAGAAAAGACTGTTGCGATTGGAAATTTTGCTGGATATTTAACACAAGGAGATAATTCAGTTGCTATTGGAAATTTAGCTGGTCAAGATTCTCAGCCAATGAATTCAATTGTTATAAATGCTACTGGTAATACTTTAACACCACTACACGCAAATAGTTTATATATAGCTCCTATTCGTTCGGCTGATACGACTACATCTTATCAATTATTTTATACGACAAATAATGAAATTATTGCATCATCTAAACAAGGTGGAGGATATGCAGGAGCTACAGGAGTTCAAGGAGCTAATGGTCTCAATGGAGCTACAGGAGCTAATGGTCTCAATGGAGCTAATGGTCTTAATGGAGCTACAGGAGTTCAAGGTTTAACTGGTGTTGGAGGTTCAACTGGTATTATAGGCTCAACTGGTATTGCAGGTTCAACTGGTGTTGGAGGTTCAACTGGTGTTGGAGGTTCAACTGGTGTTGGAGGTTCAACTGGTGTTGGGGGTTCAACTGGTATTGCAGGTTCAACAGGTGTTGGAGGTTCAACAGGAGTTCAAGGATTAAGAGGAGATACAGGTCCTAATAATGGAATTATAGGATCTACAGGACCTAATGGATCTACAGGATCTACAGGACCTAATGGATCTACAGGAGTTCAAGGAGTTATAGGTTCAACAGGTGTTGGAGGATCAACAGGTCTTGCAGGTTCAACAGGAGTTCAAGGATTAAAAGGAGATACAGGTCCTAATAATGGAATTATAGGTTCAACAGGTCTTGCAGGTTCAACAGGAGTTCAAGGATTAAAAGGAGATACAGGTCCTAATAATGGAATTATAGGTTCAACAGGAGTTATAGGTTCAACAGGAGTTATAGGTTCAACAGGAGTTCAAGGATTAAAAGGAGATACAGGTCCTAATAATGGAATTATAGGTTCAACAGGTCTTGCAGGTTCAACAGGAGTTCAAGGATTAAAAGGAGATACAGGTCCTAATAATGGAATTATAGGTTCAACAGGAGTTATAGGTTCAACAGGAGTTCAAGGATTAAAAGGAGATACAGGTCCTAATAATGGAATTATAGGATCAACAGGAGTTATAGGTTCAACAGGAGTTCAAGGATTAAAAGGAGATACAGGTCCTAATAATGGAATTATAGGATCAACAGGTCTTGCAGGTTCAACAGGTCTTGTAGGTTCAACAGGAGTTCAAGGATTAAAAGGAGATACAGGTCCTAATAATGGAATTATAGGATCAACAGGTCTTGCAGGTTCAACAGGTCTTGTAGGTTCAACAGGAGTTCAAGGATTAAAAGGAGATACAGGTCCTAATAATGGAATTATAGGATCAACAGGTCTTGCAGGTTCAACAGGTGTTGGAGGTTCAACAGGAGCATTTTCACCATATTCAATTGTAAATACAAAAAATATATATATTGGAATTAATGCAGGAATAAATAGTCAAACTAATAATAATAATACAATAGGTATTGGTTCTAATTCTGGCAATCTTAATCAAGGTTCTAGTGCAATAGCTCTTGGAGCTAGTGCTGGATCTACTAATCAAGGTACTTATGCAGTAGCGATTGGATATGGTGCTGGTTATTATAATCAAAGTACTAATGCAGTAGCTATTGGATCTAATGCTGGTTATTGTAATCAAGATAGTTATGCAATAGCACTTGGAAATAAGGCTGGTTATTATAAACAAAGTACTAATGCAGTAGCTATTGGATCTAGTGCTGGTTACTCTAATCAAGGTAGTTCTGCAGTAGCTATTGGAAATAATGCTGGTATTATTAATCAAAAAGATTCTGCAATAGCAATTGGAAATAGTGCTGGTTATACTAATCAAGGTAGAAGTGCAATAGCTATTGGAACTACTGTTGCACTTAATAATCAAGGTAACTACGCAATAGCTCTTGGAAATAGTGCTGGGGAAACTAGTCAAGGTAATTACGCAATAGCTCTTGGAAATTATGCTGGAAATAATAGTCAAGGTGGTTCTGCAATAGCTATTGGATGTAATGCTGGAAATTATTATCAAGGTAACTATGCAATCGCAATTGGAAATAATGCTGGATATACTAATCAAAGCAACTATGCAGTAGCTATTGGTATGCAAGCTGGATATACTAATCAAGGTTCTAATGCAATAGCTATTGGTATGCAAGCTGGAAATAATATTCAAGGTAACTACGCAATAGCTCTTGGTAGGCAAACTGGATATACTAATCAAGGTAATTACGCAATAGCTATTGGAAATTATGCTGGTAGTATTAATCAAAGTACTAATGCAGTAGCTATTGGAAATTATGCTGGACAAACTAATCAAGGTAACTATGCAATCGCAATTGGATATAATGCTGGATATAATAATCAAAGTAATTCTGCAGTAGCTATTGGTATGCTAGCTGGATATACTAATCAAGGTTCTAATGCAATCGCTATTGGAACTAATGCTGGAAGAAATAATCAATCTAACTATGCAATAGCTATTGGAAATTATGCTGGAGATACTAATCAACACTCAAATACAATTATAATTAATGCAAGAAAAAATCCTCTAAATTCAATAAGTACAAATTCATTATATATATCTCCTATAAGAAGTATAAGCACATTAACTTCAGAAACAACTTATGAACAATTATATTATAATTCTACAACAAGTGAAATTATCTCATATCCTATACGACAAGCTGGAACAGCAACAACTAGTGGTAATTTTATCAATATAGTATTCTCTCCAGCATTTGGAACAGTACCTTATGTAGTTGCAACAGCAACAACAACAGGAAATACAGGATATTTTATGACAGTAAATACTATTACGAAAACAGGTTTTACTGCAAATTCTTATAATGGTCAATCACGTGCTGGTTCAATAACCTTCAATTGGATCGCAATGGTGTAAAAAATATATAACTTAATTTAGTAAGGAAACTCTATATCTTCTGTGGCCAAGAATCCATCGTAACTTCTAGAAGACATATAATGTTAGAAAGGGAATCCATCAGATTAGATACCTTGAATATAGGACCAAGATATATTTGAAGATTCATTTTATAATAAATTCTATATTAATTTCTATTTCATCAAATTTATTTTACAATACCACACTTGGAGCATATTTTATATCGTATTGGAAGTCCCATATAAGATGCTCTTATAGGAGAGAAAATATGATTACAGTAAAATTGTTTAATAACTGTTGAAGTTTTCTTTTCTTCTAGTTTTTCATCTATTATTTTAGTTTTCATACCCCGATCATTTAAGAGCTTACGAAATTCTTGTAATTGTTGTTCTTCAAGTGGTTTTTCTGGTTTATAAGCTTGAATAGGAAAACTATATGTAATTGAGGAGGGTTTCATATATTGTTGTTGAAGGGATTCAAATACCCGCTTTTGTTCTTCACGATCAAGAGGTTTCTGCGTCGGACGTATCATGACAATATATTATCTATTATTAGATAAATATGGATAATATTGGAAATTTATCAAGGAAAATAGATTTGAAAAAAAAAATGATAGAAAATATTATTCATACATTTAAAGAAGAACAAATAAATAACCCTTTAAAATTTCCTCAACGATGTAATAAAAAAAATGTTTTAGGATCTACTGGGGTTCAAGGAGCTACTGGGGTATTTGCACCTTATACAAGAATAACTACTAGTAATATTTCTATTGGAGTTAATGCGGGAAATAATAATCAAAATAATTTTGCAATAGCTATTGGAAATAATGCTGGTAGTAATAATCAAGGTTCTAATTCAATTGCAATTGGAACTTCTGCAGGTAAAATTCAACAAGGAAAAAAGACTGTTGCGATTGGAAATTTTGCTGGATATTTAACACAAGGAGATAATTCAGTTGCTATTGGAAATTTAGCTGGTCAAGATTCTCAGCCAAAGAATTCAATTGTTATAAATGCAACTGGTAATAATTTAACACCAGTAGAATCAAATAGTTTATATATAGCTCCTATTAGAACAGCAGATACAAGTTTATCATACCAATTATTTTATACAGCAGATACTAATGAAATCATTGTATCATCTACACTAGGTGGAGGATCTGCAGGTCTCAATGGATCTACTGGAGTTCAAGGAGCTACTGGTCTTAATGGAGATACAGGAGTTCAAGGAGAAACTGGCATACAAGGAGCTACAGGACCTTCTGGTGGACCTACAGGTCCTTCAGGTCCACAAGGAGCTACAGGACCTTCTGGTGGACCTATAGGACCTACAGGACCTAATGGATCTACAGGAGTTATAGGAGCTACTGGTCTTAATGGAGCTACAGGAGTTATAGGAGCTACTGGTCTTAATGGAGCTACAGGAGTTATAGGAGCTACTGGTCTTAATGGAGCTACAGGCCTCAATGGAGCTACAGGAGTTATAGGAGAAACAGGTATTCAAGGACTAAAAGGAGACACAGGTTCTAATACTGGATTTATTGGACCTACGGGAGTACAAGGGTCAACAGGAGTTATAGGAGAAACAGGTATTCAAGGACTAATAGGGTCAACAGGAGTTATAGGAGAAACAGGAGTTCAAGGACTAAAAGGAGACACAGGTTCTAATACTGGATTTATTGGACCTACAGGAGTACAAGGGTCAACAGGAGTTATAGGAGAAACAGGTATTCAAGGACTAATAGGGTCAACAGGA